GGAAGTCTTGTGGATCATAACTACCTGCATGCCAGAGACCACCAATAGTGATGTCAACACCCAATAGTTCTGCCATATAACGCAGTTGAATAACTGTAGGATTCCAGGCATCGGTATAGAGAAAATAATCACCATCTTCAACAGATCCATCACAGAACATTGCTCCTATTTTTTCAAGTTGTTTTGATTTGTAAACATTAGTACCACCAAAGTTCAGGAAAGCACCAGGCGTTGTAGCCTGCGGTGTTTCCCCTCCACTAATTACTTTTACATCTTCGTTTGTAGCACGTTGCAGTTGTGGTGGAAGATAATCTTTCCATTGTTTTGTGTATCTTGTATCTACTGCTTCAATGTCTACTATATGAATAGTCATTAATTTCTCCGAGAATGAAACTTTCTGCTGGAGTTACGAGCCTTGGCACGTAACCAACCTGCATGTTTTTGATACGCCTGCCAAACAGGAGCATCGGATTTATACAAGTCTTTTTCATTAAAGATCTTGCCTTCAAAGCGACAGTAGTCGCGGAACTTATCCAAGTCGTTAAATACCTTTGTATACGCTTCACGATTGAATTTGATTGCCATTGTAATTTTTCCTTTATCACTAGCATTTATGGTTTGGGGTAATATATTGAACAGCCGTTTTCGCCATCTTCGGCAACATCAATCTCAACAAATCGGCCTGGGTATTTTGCTGAAATCTTTTCGTACAGTTCATCTGCAATCATTTCGCAGGACCTGTGATTTAAAACGAGCACCTCACCGTCGGAAGTACTTTCTCCGTTATATAGCCTCTCCATCCATCTTTTGAATTGGATGAATTCGATATCCCTATCGTTGTGGAACACCTCGATACGCACCCTGAAATGGAAAATATGACGATGAGCAACACCAAGAAACGAAACATCGTCCCAATCACCTGTTGCCAATTTTGGATCACTATCTGCCCCCGGATACATATGAACACCTTCTTTTCTAAAGGTTACCCATATACTTCTTGCCGCCTTATTTATTACATTTTCTTGTGCCATTATTGCATCTTCCTCTCTAGATCTACGCATCATATAATCGTAATATCTTTCATCTGTTATTTTATTCATTATATACTCACTCTACAACTTTGTCAAGGCCATACTTTGTCCAATCAGTAAATTTATTTCTATCTAATAAATCGTGCAAACTATGACACCAAACACCAGGATTAGTTGCCTTAAAGTCTTTATCGTCAATCTTCAACATAGTGTTGTAGTTCCACTGTTTTACGTAAGGCAACGGAATACGTAGTTGTGGAATAAAGTTTTCATATTCAGTTAGACCACTTTCGAGAAAGTCTTCTGCGTAATTAATTGGAATATCCAAACTACACAATTTGCCAGCAGTTAAGAATGCCTTTATCATTCTTTCCCATCTGATCCATTCATCTTCATTTAATGGCTCGAAAGAATGATTAGCACCAAAGAATATATGCTGTCTATCTTCTAGTTTTTCTTGTATAACATCACAAGATTGTAAACCTGTAACAAATAATGTATCCATACCATGTGCAGGAGTTTTTTCTACTTCTATTCCTGTAAAGAATTCAACATTATCTTTTATACCTGATTCGTATTTTCTTTTCATTTACCTAAAAACCTCTTTGCAACATTGATTGGATTTTTTAATCCTTCATAAGTTTTGTCAATAAAACCTATGTGTTTATTAAGTTTAACACTTAAATCATCTAAAGTCAACTGTAATTTGACCATCTTCTTATCCAATTCATCAATTTTTTTGTTTAGCATTTCGTTTTTAATAGTCATCATCATCTCTTTTAATATGTTTGTAGTCTAGGTACTGTGAGCACCATTCATAAAAAGCACGATCCGTATTAGGCCAGCACTCGGCAAACACTGGATCTTTTCTATGTTCTTTATATTCTGCTCTTACTTCTTTCTCACTCAGCATTTTGTTCTTTTATTTTTTTCTTTTCTAAACTTAGTTTTTCTTTAGCACTCATGGCATAGGCCGCTCCTGCTAATAAAACAATAGCACCTGCTTCTGCTATCAATACCCAAGGATCAGCATCTTTACTGTGTAATATAATTAATCTACACAATGCCGTCATTGCAATAATAATTGGTAGTGTTACTGGTATCCTATTACTAATATAATAAGCACCAACCATGCCTACAATTTCTGTATAAATGAATAACAAAAACAAATCAGCAAGTGCAATATTTTTGTTTTGCCACATGCCGTACACTTCTAATAGTGCGGCTACTACGGTTAACGCACCAATGCCGCCAAGCATTAGTTTTTCTGTAACTGTTGTAGTCCAATGTAAACGTTGATTTAATTTACTCATCCTAAAGCCTTTAATTCATTTTCTATTCTGTGTATTTCATCTTTCAACCAAAGTTTCTTTGTTTTCAAAAGATTAAGTTCATGATTTTCTACAAATTGATTATACAAAACCTTTATTTCTTGATCTAGTGATCTATGACGTTTATATAATTCTTGCAAGTGTGTTGCAAGTTTATCGTGTTTGTCCGTGTAGTTGCTCATCTTCTAGTTCCTCCAATTTGGTTTCATCTAGTTCCTCTTCATCAGTTTGCTCTTGAGTTTGATCTACATCAAACAAAGCATCAAAAAAAGTACTACTGTTTACTGTCTTTTTACCAACAGCACCTCTAGTACCAGGTATAGCCATCCAAAACTTATTATACTTTTCAATAACTTCTAATGACTGTTCTTTTGTATTCTTTGAGAATATTTCTTCCACAACATCTCTGAATAGAATCCTGTCAAATTGCTCTTGTACAAGCATTTTAGGAATAATTCCAGCGTCATACTGTCTGTTTGCTTCTTGAACTGCATTTATGTGACTCCACACGTTATGACCCATCTGGATCGCATAAGAAAAACTATCCCACGATGTTTTTCCTTCTTTACCTATTTTGTTTAAGTCCCCAGGCTTATAAACACAGATATCTTTTACAAGCATTCCATCTGTTACAGGACTGTCTTCAAAGTTTTTAAAAATACCATCTTGTAATACAGCATCTTTAAATGTGCGTGTATCCGTAGCATATTTTTTATCATCTATACTCGGCACCATTCTATATGTCCATTTTCCTCTATCAGGAGTTTCATTTTGTATGTAAACTTGTCCGTTAGCAGTTGCTAAGAAAGGACTTGCACAATCGAATGTAATCATAAAATTAGGGTTATAATATTTTCTTACTGCTCTTTGTATATCAGTCAACAACGTAGCCCATTCTAATTTAGATGTTCCTAAGAAGTGCATTACATCATGCACACCTTGTTGTAATAGATTATCATAATACAATGCAACAAGACGTTTAAGAACCAAATGTACATCACACATGTTCTGTCCACCCATTGACCAACCATTAAAATGTGTGTCAGGATACTTAACAGGATCACAGTAATCTTTCATTTGATCATACCAGTCATCTGCGTCTGCATGATTCTCGCCTTGTAAAACATTTAAAAATTTACAAGCACCAGTTCTATTTTTCATAAAGTAATCGTTATTAATGCGTGTTGCCTTTACTGCTTCTTGATAGGTACTAATACCTGTTGCTTTTGCACCTGCTGGCGAACGTGATACCCAGGCTGGAATATCAAGTATCATACCATAGTCCATATATGCGTCCATCCATTTCAGAACGCCATCACGTTTCTTTTGTGCTTTAGGACAGTTAGGATCTTTCCAGTCGCCTTCCCAAACACCTTTACCAATTTGGAATCCGCCTGAATCGCCTAGTAACCAAGTATTATCTCGGTCTCTATTACGAACCATATCTTCTTTTGGAACAACTTTAGTTGTATCTAAATCAGCATGACCTGCACTATACAATGACCACTTGTAAGTAAATGCTCCCTGTTGTTTGTTAAGATAGTTAAGGCTTTCTACATTGCTATTCCAATTAGCAGGAATACGCGAGTCTTCAATGTAAGGACCTTTAACAGGATCAGGAAAGCGTTGTTTGCCTACATATGTTGCATAGAAGCCGCTTAATGCTGGCAAAAAATGTGCGTAGTCGTTCTGTGTCGCTGTTAAGTCTTTATTCATTACTGTTTTAGTTCCTTACGTAATTCAGCACCTTCAAAGTTCTGCATAGCAAGATACTTTGCAAGTACAGGATTATCAATACTATCAAGTTTTACAATCTCTTTTGCAAAATCATTGATCATATCATAATCCATTTTTGTTTTTATATGTTTTCCCATATACTATATGTCCGTCCTTACAATATGTTTCCTAAGGGCTCTAACAAGTTCTTCAATTTTGTCTATTACAGATATCATATCTTTGTCTGTAATATACTTTTGTTTTTCTCTCAACTTGTCATACTCCTTAAGAGGTATGGTTACTGTACTTTGTTCATTTTCAAATGTTTTGTCATCGTCATTAATATCAACACTTGTCATAAAACTCCTATTTAGATTGTGCAGGTAGTATATAATCATATTTGACCATACCACTATCAACACTAATCATCATTGCACCTTGATCTGAAATGCTCATCGAAGCATCACCATCTAAGTTTAAAATTGCTTGTACTTGGGCAACAGGCCAACTCCATGTATGTGCAAGTGTGCCTTCAATACTATGTTGGAATACAAATTCACCTGCATGTGTACTTTGATCACCAAAACTAAAAACTAAATTTCCATCTTTAGTCATTACGTTAAATGTTGGTTCTTCTGCGTGTGCCGCACTCATAAGTTTCATACGTGCAATACTTGCCATACTTGGTTGGAATGTTACACTCCAAGCCGCACCTTTAAATTTAACTGTCTTAAGTTTTTCTTCTATAATTGCTTTGTTCATAAAGCGATAGTCATTTTGGAAATCACCTGCCGCATTTTCAAAATGTATATGTGTTGGGATTGTTTCTCCGTTGCGTTCTGCTTTTACAACTTCGATCTTTGCATCTTTTTGATACTCAGGATTTTTTAAATGCAAACTAAGTTTATCTAAGTTTGGCATTCCAAAGGTTCCTTCAAACTCTGCTACTGGCGAATGTGTACTACCTGATAAAATTACTGAACGGTCTTCAGCCATTGCATCGATAGTTGTGCCTTCGTCATTGCTTACTTTCACTAGTGCTAAAAAGCCTAATGCGTGTGTATGGGCAACAACGTCTTGTAGAATGTCTTTCATGTAGTTTCTCCTATTTCAAGTTTTATTATATTATCTTTTGGCGAATTTGTCAAGAGTTTTTCGATACTATGTTTAGGTTTAAACCCTAGACTTTTCATTTTGTCCATGTTTGCACATGTCCATTGCCTTTCATTTGGGGTATTTAGGCGGATAGGCAAATCTTCTGCAAAATCACGGATCCTAAACGGCACTCCTGTGCCTATGTCGACAGTACCAGTATAAGTGGATCGTATTAACAATTCAATAGCGTCACATAAATCATCTACGTGTATAAAATCTCTATAGTGATTAGTAACGTATTCTAGTTCGCCGTCAATTAGTTTTTGTATAAACATACCTTGTCTTGGATTATGATCATACACTGTATGGAATCTCATTCCTAATGTGTTAGTATTTCTCTCTGCGGCTTCTTCTACACAATATTTGCTTGCCGCATATGGATTAAGATCAGGTTCATATGCTGAACTAGAACTTGCATACATTATTCTAGTGTTAGGATAACGTGCAAATAATCTTTTACTTACTTCTACATTGTTACGCCAATATAGTCCTGGGTCTTTAATACTATCTCTTACACCACTTTGACCTGCTAAATGAATAATCAAATCAAATTCTTCATTGAATTCGCATGTTATTAGATCCTGGCCATCTACTAAATCAAATCCAACAACACTATTTTCTTTTGTAAGACGTTTTAACAAATGAGAACCTATGTATCCTCTATGTCCAGTTAGCATTATACGCATTTTAATTTCTCCCAAGTATCTTGCCAACCGTTAACTTGTATCGCTAAACCTAAGTCGTTATCAATAATAACTTTTTTCAAAGGGTAATCATTGCCTTGTGAATCCATCCTATCACCAAAAAAGTGTAGAGTATCATTTTGATGGAAATCATAAATGATTTGACTTTTGTCTTTGCCTTTAGGTGATATATCTATTCCTGTTTCACCTCCTGGCCTTGCAACTAAATCAATAAACTCTTTATTAAATAAATCTGCTATATAGTTACGTTCGTTATGTTCTTTATCATATTTTACGTAAAGTTTGCGTTCACCTATTGTTGCATTACGTCCTACAACACTAAAGTTAATCATACCTACTCGTTCTTCGATATGTAAACCTGTTCGTAAAGGAAATTTACTTTCTTCCAACTTTTCTAAAAGCCAAGTCTTAACATGATATGGAATTTTCCAATCATTAGTTTTAATTCTTTTATTACCTTCCCATACTTCACTACCTGAACAATTATATACACGTTTGGCCATACCATAAAGATCTTCGCCTATTTGTTCGACTGTTTTAGGTTTATCACTTCCAGTAACAAGATAAACATTATTATTACTACAAAATTCTACAAAGAATTTTTTAAAATCATCATCAATCTTACCTCGACTTGGTGTAAGTGTTCCGTCTACATCAAATATAAAATTATGCACAAACTCTTCTCCTTAGATCACTTGAACTAAAACGGTGATCTCTTTTATTAAAATGTATATCAATATCACGTTTACGACAAATATCTTTTCCTGTAAAATCTTTGTCGCGATATTCTTCTCCTAATATACGTACATTGATAGGGTACATAGAAAGAATATCTTCTAAATCTTCTTCTGTACCGTATGGAATAATTTCATCTACATATTCTACACCTTTTAATTGAGTGTAGCGTTCAACTACAGTTTGTATAGGTGCATTCTTTTCTGCTCTATCTATACTTGGATCAACCTGTAATCCACAAATAAGATAATCACATTGTTCTTTTGCTTCACGTAACATTATTATATGTCCAGCATGTAATAAGTCAAATGTTGAACAAGTAAAACCTACTTTCATTAGTGACTCCTCTTTCCATCAAACACACAAACAAAATATAAACTTTCATCTTTACCTTGATACATATCAGATTCAACCCTATGATGTACACCATCTTCTATAAGGACTACATCACCAGGGCCTACTTGCATAGGTACATCATTTAAATACATTGTTCCTTTTCCGCTAATAAAAAAATAAACTTCTTCTTGACCTTTGTGGATATGTCCTGATGTTGATTTTCCAGGTTTCATTGTTGTACTGCTTAACACTAAATTTTTTAAGAATGTATTGTCTTTGACGATATATCTATCATCTTCTTTAGCAATGTTCCCACCAATGTCGTTGATGTTTATTTTCATTTATTTTCCTTTGGTAATTCTATAATGTTTTGTTCATTGTCTAACATATTTTCTTTTATGTCATACACTTGCTCAGTCTTAATCATATTAATAATTGTATTAGTAAGACTAACTTCGCTTCGTAAATAACCTATTTTACGTTGCAACTCTTCTAACTCTTTCAAATAATATTCTAATTCTTTTTCCTTACGTAACTTTTGTTCTATAAAGTCTGTGATTAAAATCAGTTTCTGTTCTTCGCTCAATTTCATTGTTCTCCAAAATCAAATAGGCTGTTAAATGTATTGTGTTGCTTAGTATCTTGTAATGGATAGTTAAGCACACCAATTAAGTTGTCTAGTTTGTTATCGATAATTGTTTCTGCCATTGCGTCATCATCAAATGGCAGTTCTTTAAACCAATCTGGTATACGTAGTTCATCTGTTGGATACGCAACACTTGTATAACCTAACGGATTCTGTTTTAGTTTACACACAATAACTTTCATACCGTCTACAATCTCTTGCGAATACTTGTCGCCATTCATACGTTTAAGTGTATTCCAGTTGATGCTTGCTCTTACGTGTCCAGGCATGTTTGCTTTGCCTTGCTTTTCTTCTAGTCGTTGATAGTGTCCAATCTTGTTTGCACGTTTAGGAGATCCTTTCTCCCAACCTGGACGTTCTGAAAACTCTTTACGGAACTGTGTAATACGTTCTAGTACATCTGCTTGTGGTTTATCAGTAAGTACCATTAATAATAGTTCGCTTAAGAACTGTTGCATAAACACAGGAGTATCTGATCTACGTAAATCTAATCCCATTGCTTTTACTTTACCAGGCTTTCCATCTACATCACTTCTAAAGCCTTCAATATCATATACTAATGCCGCATAACGTTTCTTTGTAATATACAAGCCTGACTCTGCAACAATTTCTCTTGCCGCCGCAATTACATCTGAACGTGACTTAGGACAATGAAATGCATTTAGCATAAACTTTGGAAATGTTTCATTAGCCGCTTCACATACTTGATCATAAAGTTTAATTACGTTATCTTTACCCCAAGGCACTTGTCCTTTGTCTATTTGTTCTTTCAATACAGGATATCCACTGAAGTAACATGAATCTGTATCACCATATATCATTGCTTCACCTACGTGATCATATTTGCCTGTTATAACTTTGTTTACTTCTGCTGACATGTGTTTAACAATAGTACGACCTGTAAGTGTTGTTGACTGACCAATACGTTTATCAAAAAATCTACAACCTGGATTAAGAATAGCACCATATAAACTATTTAGGTTAATCTTTTTAACTAATTGTCTTTTGTCCCAATATTCAATTTCTATTTTATTGCCAGCATCTTTTGCTTTTTTAAGTTGTGCTTGTAATTCTTGACGTTCAGTATACCAGCGTTCAAGTATACCTGGAATAACACCTTCAAACTCTGTTGTAAAGATTGTTCCATTAGATGAAAGCATCCAAGGCATATTACTATCATAAATTAATTTGTAAATTTCTGCACCACTCAACACATCACTTGTTGCACCTGCAGGTGACTTTCCTTCTTCCCAATCAACAGTAAGTGATATATCTCTGCGTTGTTCCATTACTGCTTCATATTCTTCTGTACTAAAACGTCCCTCCCAAGATCCTGCAAAACTCTTCTTTTTAAGCGTCATATCTTCGTGTATACGTGCTTCGCTAATAGTTGGGCGTATTTGTCCTATGATTGTTTCGGGTGCCATATTTAATGCACGAATCACACTAGGATATAGACTGTTCAAGTCCATTGATCCAATCCATTTGTGTAATCCTTTTTTAGGAAATGCTACATAAGCACCTGCCGCGGCTGTGCTTTCATCGTCATATTTTGATCTGTTTGGAACTTGAAGTCCTCTGTGATGTGCTTCGTTTACAATCGCTTGTTCTGTAACTGCAACTGCACCCATTGTGGTCTGTAGCAAAACAGTATTTGCATGAGCCAGTTCATTACTAAGATCAATAAATCTTAGTTTTTTGTCCAACTTGTCCAGTAGTGCGGTATCTTGTATGTTGTATTCGATGAACTTTCTAAAGTCATTGTTGTACAACTGGTCCAAAGTGCCTTCATAAGGGACTTTGTTTTCACCAACTTCAACTTCACCAATGGCATCAAGTCTGTAACTGTGTCTTTCTTCATATGTGTATTTACGATATAAATTCAAACTATCTAAATGCACTCTGCCTACTAGGTCATAGGTTTCCGCTGATTTACCATACTTCTCGTATTCTCTTTTCTTAGGAAGTTGTTGCCATAAACAAAAACGTCTTGTGTCATCTTTTGAAAGTACACGGCTTGTTCTATTTACAATGTAAGGAATATCATAACCTTCACTGTTCCAACCTGATAATACATCAGCATCTTCAATTAGTGTTAAGAAAGTGTCAATCATTTCACCTTCTTTCTCAAATAGCATAACGTTTTCTATACCCTCAAGTTCTTTTTTTGCTTGATCCATTGTAAGTGTCTTTGGAGGAACTGCTAAACATACCATTGTTTCTAGCCACTGTAGATATACAGATACAGATGTAATTGGCATAAAAGGATCACTAGGATCAGCAAAGCCTCGCTCTGGATCAAAGTCAGTTTCAATATCAAAAAATGCAATGTTTAGTTTTGGAGCATCTTGGTTAAGATAATTTTCACTTAGGCATTGGAATATAGGATTAATGTCGCTTTCGAATAATTGTTTGCTTTTGTTAATAGCAACTTCTTTACGAAAGTCTTTTGTGTTTTTACATACGATACGTTGGAGAGGATCACCATAGACACTTTTATACTTGCCTCGCTGGTCTTTATAATAGAATGTATATTTTGCTTGATATTCGTGGAAATGCCTTTTTCCATCTTTACGCTCTACAACTCTGATTATATCAGAATCGCGATCAAAATGTGCGTCTACGTAACTCAACTCTATCTCCTCGTTGCTTGTGGCCAACGGACCATCTGCATGCCTCTTGGGCGTATTATAATATTAGCATAGTTTATTGATTTTGTCAACAACAATATCATATATTTTTTGGTTGCCTGTAATGTTATAGTGGTTTTCTGTGCCTTTGTGTGATTGCCAAAATTCGCTGAAATCTAAATGATTATCTTCGTGTATAAAAAGTTTTGCTACCTCTACATGTGACATACTAAGATACTTTTTTTCTGCTAATATAGTGTTTATCTCTTTTCTTAGCAAACTATATACAGTCTGGTAGTACTTGTCATCATAGTGGTATTTAAAATAATCTTTAGCGGCCTTTAGGCTTGCATTAAAAAAACTGATGCGATTAATATCGTTAAAAATTAAATCACAGTCTTTATGAAGTCCTTCTTTGTGTAAAGGGTGTTTGGGTGTATGTACTCTACTTAGACTTGTATGACTTACAATTATGAAATCATATTCATCTAAGTTTGCAGTTTGTATTTGTTGTAGTATTTTATATTCACTTACGCCTGCTTGTGCAACATTTGTTACATCATAATCTCTTGCGAGAAGTTTGACCCAGCCATTTAAGCCAGGCCATTCAGCCGCAAAACTATCTCCTGCAATGAGTACATTCAAAGTATTAATCCTACAATATATATAACTGTAAGTCCTGCATTAAGAACAACAAGACTACGTTCTTTCCAAAGTAATCCTATAATTACCCATAAAGTATTACTTCCAATAAATGCAAATATATACCAAGGGTAAATGTTAAATGCCGCAAGTGTTGCGGCTATCAGTAAACAACCTGTACTGATCCAGGCCAAAGGTTGATAAGGTTTTACCACCATAAAGCGGCAACTCCAAATCCAAACACATTGATACATGCAAAGTATCCTGTTAATAAAGTTACCCAAGCCGCTCCTCTTCTAATACAAGCATAACATTGTGTTACACTTCCAACAAAAAAGAATGGATATATGACTAACATATTAGGATCTACTGCTGTTAGAGCAAGTGTTAAACTCGCTATCACTGTAAAAACAAAACTAACAAGTTCAAATGCAAATGCAACCTTGTCGCTTTGATAACTATTAATCCAAAAGTTTTTGATTTTTTGCACTACTTGTCCTTGCCAACTGTAACAACAAGTGTTTCTAAATCATCAAACTCTTCTGAAACTTTATGCCATTCGCCTTTTTGAGCAATCTTAATTGCTTTGTTAATAAGACTTGGCTTAATGTCCAGTTCTTCTGCAACAGACTTAACTGTTTCTTTTAGACCAGAATTTAGGTCTTCTACTTCTTGAAGAACAGTAACACCTTCGTTTACTAGTCTTTCAAGTTTCGCTTTTTCTTCTGCACCATAGGTACGTGAACTCATGATAATCTCCTAATTAAAAGTATTCAGTATATTATACTTTGTATTTAGGTATTTGTCAAGTAAATTATTGGATTTTTGGTTAGGCTTTGACGCAGTTATCTACAGTTTTACCATTTTTCTTCTTAGTGCCCATACGTTTGTAGCCTTTCCAGCATACTTTGCCGTCGACACCTTTTTGTTTTTCTTCTGGTAATGTTGTATAACTTTTTTTACCGCATTCTGGACATAAACTTGCAGTTTCTTCTATTTCTTCAAGTGCTTCTTGTAGTTTATTTCTTATTGATTCTTTATAATCTTCGCCCATGTTTGCATGTTTTGCCGCCATATGTTTTTTGTACTTCTTAGAACCTTTTTTGTGTGGTGATTTGCCTTCAGGAATACTAGTATCGTTACAATTACAATGTTCACAATCAGGAGAACATTTACAGTCTTCTCTTTTAACATTAGACCCACAGCATTTATCTGAGCAGTGTGTGTCTCTTTGTCCTTCGGTTACTTCTACACCTTCAAATTTGTTTTCGTAATCCATTGCATGATAAACTGATCCCATGTAGTCAGCCGCTTTTGTAATTTTTGATTGTTGCCAACCTTGCATGCCTTCTGTTTCAGTTACGCCCTTTAGCATTTCATGTAACTTAATAGCATACTTGGCTATTTTGTATAAATCAGCACGAGCCATTTGTACTTCGTGATCTCTTTCAGCAACACCTGCTAATTCAGCCAAGCCTTCATTAGTACTTTCTTTCGCAGTCTTAGCCGCATTTTTCCAGTCTTGATCAGTTGGTGCACCTTTTGCACCTTTCTTTCTGCTGGTTCCGGCTTTTTTACGTTTGTTAACGTTATAATACAAGCCTTTGGATTTTTCTAATAACTCACTTTGCTTCATTGTGTTACTCCGAATTACAGTAGTATTTATCCTACTTTTTCTTTTTTAGGTACTTGTCTTTAATAGCACCTTTTTGTTCTTCACTTGCACCTTCTCTGCCTGCTTTTTGTAGTGCTTCAAAACCTTTTTTACCGTATTTTTTAATACCTGTATAGCGTTGTAATCCGCTTTCTTTTGTTTTAGTGTCTTTTTTCTTCTTTTTAGATCCTGTTCTTGATTGAACAGCACCTATTGGCATTGATACAGCCGCTACACTGCCTGCTGAAGTCGTTTCTGACATGAACTCTTTAGCCTTCATTTTCATCCTCCGTAGGCGCAAATATGCCTATTTGTTTACGTTGTTGATTACTTTCGAAATCCTCAACAATTAGTTTAGTTTCTGTAATGTATTTATGCGGACACATAAGAGTTACCCATAATCCATCTTCATAAGGATTAGGTTGTGTGTATACACCATTAATAATCATCGCAAAATCCTTTTTATTAGCATAGGCAAGTATACAACTATACCAACTAATCCCCAAAATACACCTAACACTGTTGCATAAAATTTCCAATTAGCAAAGTCTAATACTATTCCTAAACCTACGCCACCTATCCATACATAATCAAGTGTTGCATGAAAACGTTTCCAGTTACTACCGTACTTGGCCATAAGTGCTTCACGTTTACGTGCAAACCAAGGATGTACATGTCGCATTATAACGAACCCTTCGTTTAATACCATGACTGTAAATCCTAACCAAAATATCATATAAGCAATTCCCCCTTTTCGTATAGTTCTTTTATATGTCCTACTTTGAAATCATCTTTGAAAGTTATGCCTAATATAAATCTATCTTCTTTCGTTTGGTTTGTTACGCCATGTGGCACTCTTGTATCAAAGCATATAGGAGTTGTATAATTTATTTGTGTTTCTATTTCGCTGTGTGGGAAAAAACGACTTTCTTCTTCAACTGATAAGTCTTGATCTGGACTCATTACACTTATAGGATTTGTCCATTCATATGCATCTAGGCTACTGTTTGCAAAGTCACCGCAAATTGGAATATTAATTGTGCAACCTCTACCGTAATCTGTGTGTGGGCCAATTATATTATTTGCCTTTACCCGGTTAAAGAGTACTTTAGTTACAATATCTCCTGCATTTTTAAAAGTATTATCTAAATAATCTAGTGTTTCATCATCAGGCATTCCGGAATAAAATTTGAACCTACCGGTTCCAAAATGTCCCCAAGATTCACACTGTTCTTTAACTTTATTTGAGAATAGTTCTTTGTCTATTTTAAGATCTGGCAGTAAAAAATATTCTAGCATTGGTGCTCCTTTGCTATATTTACTACTTCTTTTTGTTACCTGACTTCATATTGGCACACCAATGATACATCTTAGCACGTTCGCCGCTGTATTTTTTTGCCATTTTACGTAACTTTGTAACTGATCCGTTACAACTAGCACCAGATTTCTTTACTCTACCTGGCTTACTTTTGCCCTTTTTTTTACCGTCTGCAAAGTTTTCATTCAATTCTGGATGGTATTTCCAATGTACTTTCTTTGCATCTTTGCTTACAGATTTACCGTCAACTTCAATTTCAATTGGATATTTCTTTTTAGGATCATTATACCAATAGTATGAATCATAACTTCCATCATCATTACTACGTATAACAAGTCCTCTTGTATGCTTGTCATCATCTGCTTGTAAAATTATATCTTTTCCGCTTGGTAATTTTAAATCTGCATCAAATTTTACTTTTTTTATATCGCCACTATGTGCATCTTCTGCTAATGTTTCTTTTACATGTACATCTATCATTCTTACAGTTGCATACTCTTCGCCCATTAAACGCAGTGCATCATAACGATGATGTCCGTTTACAATATGTCCGTGTTTGTCAACTGTAATAGGTGACATAGTATTTTCACCCATACGTTTTAGTTGGTTAAATAATTTTTTAAATTTACGTTTTTTATGTACTGGACGCATTTTACTAATTTTTAAACGTCCTAGTTTTCCTTCGTTTTTTACTTGTGGCGGTTCTTCTCCACCTGTTGCTTTATCATCATAGTGTGCATCTTGATAACCGTCAGCATCTTGTACCTTATAACCTAATCTCTTTAATTCTTTTTGTAGGTATTTCATTTCTTTTTTACCTGCATATGGAGAAATCATTATATCAGGTTCGTCATAATTACTAACCCCTGTTGGCATACTTTTCAAGTTAGCCATGTTAGTACCTATTTTAATAAAGTCATAGGCAGTATCTGCTTTAGTAACGAATGCATTTTTAGGATTAGGTATGTGTTTGCCTTCTTTTGCAAGTTTTGTTGCAGTTGCGTACATTACTGCATCAGCATCTTTACCATAGCGATCTTTAAAGTCGCCTTTTTTCTTCTTCATACCTTTTACAATACGTTCTTTTTCTTTTTCTTCACCTTTTGTAAGTTCTCTTTCAGTTGCAGGTTGTTGCAAATGTTGTTGTAACTCTTTTGCAGTGCGTTCAAACTTATGATCTTTATATTTAAAACCTTCGCCTCCTGCGGCTTCCCAAGCATTTACGTTTTTGCCAAAATCATCAATTAATATATTAGGTGTACCGTCTGATTGTGTGGCATACTTTGCTTTATCACTTGTAATAATAACATTTTTAGGTGGAAAGAAACTTAAATTCTTTTTAATCCATTCACGCTTGTGTGGCTCTGATCTAGGATCATCAGCAAGAGGAGAACTACAAATTGTATAACTGCCTTTTATCTTTTTTATTAATGCAAGTAATTGTTTTGCTTGTGGAAGTAAAGGAAGTTTTAACCAAAACTCATCTGTATCTCTAATTTTTTGTAATGCATCGTTAATATCTACATTGTCGATTTTTGAATAATGATCTACTTTCATTATCTTTGCCCACTCGCCGAAGAAGTCTGCAAGCACACCGTCCATGTCTACATATATTTCGCTTGCCTTAGATAATTCGCCTACTTTTGCCTCTAACATTACGTATTGTAACATATCTGGGTCCGGTTTGTCAACCTTTTCTTTAACCATTCCTAGATTGTATAATACATTTGTTTTAGAACCTTTTACTTTCTTTGAATGTTGCTTAGGTTTACCTTTACCTAACCCAAGTTTTTTTACATTCATGTATTCGCCACCAACAGGAACATCTTTAGTAGCATTTTGTTTTGTTATAATACCTACACCTGCGGCTTCTTCTTGCATTTTTCGTAAGGTATGTTTGAAACTTCCTTTTCTAGGAATAAAATTGTCAATGTCTTTTAAACTTCTAAACTTCATTTTCTTCCTCTAAACCCTTTTGGTGCTCCAGACATATAAGGTAAACTAAACCATAACTTAAACCAATCTTTATCGCCAGGCTTTAAACCTAATTTCTTTTCTTTTTTCTTAAGTGCAGTAGCAGTTTGGCTCATATCCTCTAAAGTGTAAGGAGTATAGCCTTTGAATTCGTGTATACCTGCAAGTTTTTGTAAAGTTGCAATATCCATTTTATTCTGCCCGTCTTACATCGTGTTTGATACCTAAGTTTGTAAACAACTTAGAACTTGTTTCAATATTTGTAAGTGCTTTTTTAATCCTATCTGCGTGTTCAGGATTGTTTTCTACTTTTTGTCTAAACTTTTTAGCGGCATCAGGCTTAATAAACAAAAGTCTACCACTCCATGCGGCACCTTTTCTATAAAAACTTAAAAAATGTTCTTTGCCATCTGTTCTATCTGCAATCCAATCTAATACTTTCATTTTATTTGGATCTTGTTCTTTAACACTTGCATTGTTTGTGCCTTTAAATAAATTAAATTCATTTACATCTTCGTCTGCTATTGCGGCTTCTAGTTCTTTTTCAATATCTGCTAGTTCTTTTTGGTCTGGTTGAAAACTTCTAATCATTTTATCTAGTTCACGCTCATTTTTTATTTGTATTAGTTCGTCATATAGTTTTTTACCACCGTATAGTGCAACAGCAATTCCTATTGCTGGTAAACCATATTTTGACATAGCACGTACAATTGGATTATCTAAATATTTCTTAACAAAGTCAATAGCATCAGACATCCAATCAATAGTTTTCCATGCACCTACAAAGAATGTAATAGCCCATTTGTTATTCCATAGCCATTTAGCAATTTGAAAAGAATATTTTCCGCCTTTAAGAGCAGGTCCTACCCATTCTTTTGCAAAACTAGAACCACCTGCCCAATCTCCTTGCATTTTACTTGCCGCCGCATTGACTTCTGGTGATGTTGTGGTTGCTTTCAATTGAGTGCCTAATGCACCGTCTAATAATTTTGCGGCTTCAATGCCTTTGCCTGGATACATTTGTTCCGCGGCTTTTCTTTTATCTTCTGGATCCATTGAAGGCCATGCTTTTCTTAGTTCGCTTGCACTTTTAATATCAACACCACTAAATTGAAAGTTTATAGTTGGACCGTAAGTCATGTATCCTGAAGTTGTATGATCTTCTAAGTCTTTTCCATCCTTGTAACTTTTTAAGTAACCAGGTGTACCATCTTTTTTAATTTTATCTGGCTGTGGTTGTTCATCACGATCCTTTTCACTGCGTACAAATATTAATGCAGTACCGTCTTGAAGTAACCCTCCGTAACTGTTTAAGTTGAAAGGTGATTTTACTTGAATAAAATTAGTTGGAGGAACGCCTGCAAAACTTGCTAGTTGTTTCTTTACATCAAACGGAAAAGGTCTTGCTTCTTGATTGTTTGTTGCGGCTACATATACGTTAGTTTGACCAAAAGTTTTCACTGCCCAGTCATATAAACTTTTATGTCCTGGATGAAAAGGATGGAATCCTCCTGGCATAACTGCTACTACCTTACGTGCAGGTGCTTCGTATAGTTGCCTTAGTTTCATTTATATACGCCTTTTTTAATTAACGGTATTTCTTCTGTATAAATCTTTTTTACAAGTGTTTTTACATCTTCGTCAGTAATTAAATCACCTACTTTTTCAACAAGATTATATTGCTTATTATATGCTTCCATACAATCTTTAATAACAGGCATCATAATTTTCTTTGCATTAATTTTTTTACCTGCTTGTAATTGTTCTTGCATTGCACATAGCATAGGAAAGTATTTTTTTCTATACATAGTATCGTTATTACGCATATAAACATGCAAATCGTCTACTACATTATAGTTAGGCCCAAAGTCTTGTGTTGGCTTCATCATATTTTCTTTTACAGGTTTATTTTTTCTCACAGTTGTTATCTCCTTGAAGTAGTCTCCCTTTTCAATTAGGTTTGTTATCTTAGCAGGATTATACTTACTTCTAATTCTTAGGAACAATTTCCCATCAACTATATTTACAAAATCTATACGTGGCCATTTTGTTCCGTCGCCGCTATTAGTATAAGTTACTCTTACACCCATGTCTAGTTTATCTCTATCTAATAATCTATCTAGTTTTTGAAAATCTAATACAAAATATTTTGATTTTTCAAACTGTGCTAGTTGTACATTAGGGTCATTATAAGTACCGTGATTCTTGATATTTAAAACAAATTGCTTTAACCATGCTTTTTCTGCATTATCGTCATTGCCTGCAAGTTCTTCTTTGAATTTTGTGTATGCTTCATTGTAAACAATGTCTATTGCTTGTTCTATACCTGTTGCATTTAAATAAGCATTACCTACTGCACTAACATCTACACCAAAGTCGCTAAAAATTTTCTTGTATGCGGCCCAACCATATTCACTGTGTGCTTTTTTCTTACTAGTAGCATGATCCGAGCCTACTGCGGCTTGTCCAAATTGGTTAGTTGTGCCTGCTTTCAAACTTAGATCAAATCTTTTAGTTTGTTTTTCGCCGTTTTCATCTGTGTATGTCATAAAAATATCTGTTTTACGACCACTCATATCTGATACACCGTCTGCTATCACAGAAACATTGTCTGCTTTGCCATTAGATTCAAACATTTTTGCATAACGATCTACAATACCTGCTTCATTCACATAAGCAATAGACTGTCTTATAAATCCAGCCATAGATTTATCTGCCATCATAAAATCATAATCAACAAAATCTGCATAATTCTTTGCTGGTAGTTTAACAGTTAATGAAAATGTATCAGTTGTTTTTGCTTGTTCTTCTGGAGCCTTGACACTTATAGTTCCGCCTGTTCCTTGAGTGCCTGCTTGCTTACCAAAATCTGTAATTATTCTTTTTAGGTCTACTTCTGACACTCTTCTACTTGGTCTTACGGTTAATCTTGCTAGTGCAAGTGCTCCTAGAACACCTTCTAGTGTGTTTCCTCTATTTGCAAGTATACGTTCGCCTGTCTTACTTTGACCTACGCCACCAAACTCTCCAGTTTTGGCTAATTGATTCATCTTAATTTCTGTTCCGTCTGTAGTTTTTAAATTAGGAACGCCTTTGGCATTAGGAATTAAGATTTCATTTTTTAATCTTTCTATTTCACTTTTATCTATTATAACTTCTTTTCCATCAATAGTAGGAAATTTTGCACCTTGAGAAATTTTATTTAAAAATGCAGGAATTCTGTCATTAGATTTCCCCAAATACTTAACAACCTCTGAAGGTCTTAAGTCTGCATACTCAAAAAGAAATTCTTTAAAGGCTACCATTTACGACAACTCCAGTACCTTGCTTTTGTTCTAGGTCCTGGATTGTCACAGTTGTGTCTTGCACGGAAACTTCTGCGTCTCGCAGGATTAGATTTTTTAATCTTCATGTTAGGATCACCAAAGTTTACTTTTTTAACATTTTTAGTCTTTGGATCTTTGACGTATACTTTAAACTTTTTAACATCACCTTGCATAGGCTTACCAAGTTTAACTTTACGTCCTTGATATTCTGCTTCGTCTAAACCATCTTCATCGTTAAACCACATAACACCATACTCATGGAAGAAGTCATCTCCGTCCCAAGTTTCTTCATCTAAATCTTCTGCTTCGTCATCACATGAACACTCAATATCAAAATCATCATAACCTTGTTTAGTCATATACTCTACAAGTCTATCTGCAAAGTCATCTGATTCTTGTTCTGATAATGCTTTCGGAAGTGGTATATGAAATACTGTTGCTCCTTGCTCAGTTTCCATAAGTTCACTACCAGGAAATACAGTATCATTAAGACCTTCGCTTAATTCTTCTTGTTTTTCCATTACAATTCTAATAAAATGTTCCATATTTTTACCTCAATGATTAAGCACAACACTTGATACACTACCTGCAGTGTATACTAATTTGGCTCTTATCCATACATAATTGCCTGTAAAATTTGCAACTTTAGTACCCGAAGCACTAGTTTCTATGTACGTTTGTACATCAAACCAGTCAGTTGCAGTAGGTGTTGTTGCTAGGGTTCCTTGTATAGTTATAGTCCCTTGTAGGTCTGTAAAACTGTATTGAACAGTGTGAATACCGTCACTACGACCGTAGTATCCGTCACCTTTTACTTCTGTACCCGTAACAGTCTGTACAGTACTGTCTGCTGGGTGTGTTTGTGTCGTTAATAATGTTTCGCTATTACTTGGCATATTGTATTTATCAACTTAATGCAGAGTTGATAAACTTGTCGACACGTTTGATATTACCACCTATGATGATCTGTATAAGTTGTAATACCTTTTCGTCCCGTACATAAAAGTACATACCATTAACATAACCGTTATTTTTAACTTCTTGTAAGAACTTATTTCCTGCTTTACATTTATCAGGATTAGCAGTAATCCAATCACCCAATCCGCTAGATACTTGATTACCTACTGTTACTTTATATTCAAATTCGATAGGGTTTTCTTTAGTAATGATTACTTTAGGCTTGAGATTGTTTATATCTTCAAGATTAGGTTGCGTAAAACTTTCTATACTCAAATTACGAGTTTTTAAACTTTCTATCCAATGTATGTCATTTGAATAAATGTTTAAGAAAGGATGTTCACATCTAAGTTTGTAATTATCATGTCCTTGTGCAGTAAATTCAGCAAGTAGAAATTGTGCAGTAATTAAAGCATCTCTTGTAACAGGTACAGTATATCTTAATGATCTTTTCCAATTGATATCATCTCCTGTTTCTGCTTGTTGTTGTAATGAATCTAAAATACTTCTAGCATAAGACAGATTTTTGTCTCTAAAAATTACACCTAGGTTGTGCTGGACAACCAACCTGTACATATACTGATCGTAAAACAGTTTTGTAGTCTTAAGTGCTTGCAACGACGACCTCTTTCTCGGTAGCCTCCAAAGTAAACTCTTTATTGTCGTTTACATTAATTGTTACTATACCGCCATTTTTCAATTTGCCAAATAACATTTCTCTTGATAAAGGACGTTTTATTTCTTTATCAATTACACGTTGCAATGGTCTAGCACCCATCTTAGGATTAAATCCTTTATCAACTAATACATCAAGTGCTTTATCGTCAATTTTAATAGTAATACCTTTTGCATGTACCATGTCTCTAAGTTCAACAAGGAACTTACCTACAATTTTCATCATAATTTCTTTTGATAATTTACCAAAAGTAATTGTGCCATCTAATCTATTACGGAATTCTGGAGCAAAGAATTTTTTAAGTTCTGTATCTTCATACGTTCCTTCCCATTCGCTACTAAATCCGATAGTATTTTTCTCTGCTTCTGTTGCACCTAAGTTAGTTGTAAGAATTAGTACGCAATTACGTGCATCTGCTTCTTTACCATTACTACCCATTAGTTTACCATTGTCCATAACTTGTAACAAAATTTGGGAAACATCTGGGTGTGCTTTTTCAATCTCATCTAATAGTAAAACACAATTAGGATGTTCTTGTAATTTAGTAATTAACAATCCTGCACTATCTTCGTAACCTACATAACCTGGTGGTGAACCAATTAGTTTTGCAACTGCATGTTTTTCTTGATATTCTGACATATCAAAACGTACAAGTTGTACACCTAGTTGTTTTGCAAGTTGTTTTGCAGTTTCAGTTTTACCTACACCAGTTGGCCCCATGAATACAAAAGAACCAATAGGCTTGTTGTCTGGTTTCAGTCCTGCTTGTGCAACAAGAATTTTATCTACAATACCTTCAATTGCAGGATCTTGCCCGTAAACTGACTTTTTAAGATTGCTTTCTAAGTTTGCTAGGTTTTCTGTTTCTTTTTCAGCAACTTGCTCTTCAGGTAATTTAATAATTTTAGCAAGTTCAAATTGTATTTCTTCACTACCTACAATTTTATCACCTTTAACTTCTTTTAAATTAAATCTACTACAAGCAACATCAATTAAGTCAATTGCTTTATCAGGTAATTTTTTGTCTGTTTGATACTTAACACTTAGTTTGATTGCTTCTTCAATTGCTTCTTCAGTAATAATTGTATTATGATAACCTTCGTAATATTTTTTAATACCACGTAAGATATCTGTTGTAACTTCTTTGCTTGGTTCGTCGACTGTTACACGTTGGAATCTACGCATTAATGCTCTGTCATTTTCAAAGAACTTTCTGTATTCTTCCCAAGTAGTTGATGCAACAACTTTTAAGTCGCCTTTTGTAAGAGCAGGCTTTAACATATTTGCTAAATCATTAGAACTATTTGCTCCTCCTGCACCAGCACCATTCATCATGTGTGCTTCATCAACAAACATAATTGTTTTGCCTTTTTTCTTTAGAGCGGCAAGAACCAATTTAAATCTTTCTTCAAAATCACCTCTATACTTACTACCAGCAAGCATTGAACCAATGTCTAAATTATAAACTTCATATTCTTTAAGAAATTCTGGTACGTTTCCTGATACAATATTAAACGCCATTCCTTCTGCAATAGCAGTTTTACCAACACCAGGATCACCTACAAGTAAAACATTATTTTTGCTTCTACGTCCTAATGCAAGTGAAATGCTTTCAAGTTCTTCTGATCTTCCTATTACAGGATCTACACGTTCTTTTTTAACTTCATCATTTAAATTAGTAGTAAATGCTCGTAATGCTCTCTGAGCCTCACCACTCATTGCTTCGTCATCTACATTTTCGTATTCGCTATTCACATAATCACTAAATGCTGGCTTGGCAATTCCTGCTTTTTCTATATAATATTTGCTGACACATTTATCTTCAGCCATAATACTAATTAAGACGTCAGTAAGTTCTATATGACTACGTCCACTAAACAATACCTGTGTAAATGCTCTATTTAAAATTCTTTCAACAGTTTGCGTTTTTTTAGGCTTGTATTTTTCTAGATCTATCTTTAATTCATCACAGTTCTTTTTTAAGTGATGCTCTAAATTAGATTTTAAGTATTCTACATCTGCTCCAAAACCTTGTAATGTTTTAAAGAAATTTTCTTCACACATCATTGCAAACAATAAGTGCTCCACGGTTACATATTCGTGGTTCAGCCTACGAGCATCTTTTATTGCTTTATCAAAAACTAGTTGTAATGTTTCACTTGGTTCTACCATTTTTTTCCAATTCCTTTACAAGTCCATTAAGTAAATCAATGAACTCATATACTTTTTCTTTTTTAATATCTTCATTAGCACTACTATGAACTGTTGCTAAAAGTTTCGGATATTCACTATTTAACTTTTCATTAATGCTCATGATGTTATTATAACAGTATTTTCTTTAAGAGTCAACACCTTTTTTATCCAATCTCTTCCTAAGTTTCTGCAATGTGACTATTTCATCTTGCGATAGGTTTTTTGGTACAATTCCTTCTATAGTTACATATAAATTTCCCTTGCGTCCAGTCCTCAGATCTGGCATTCCATACCCATGAATACTAAATTTTGTATTTGGATTGGTTCCTGCTGGTATATTGACTTTAACTTTGCCTCCATCTATTGTATTAATAAGCACATTTCCGCCAATTATAAAATCAAATATATTAGCCTTTGAAGTACAATGTAAATTTATGCCATCTACACCAAATATACTATGCGGAACAACTTGTATTTTTACATGCAAATTGCCTCTAGGACCTGCAACACCTTCTTCACCAAAACCTTCATAGCGTATTGTATTACCATGTTTTGCACCTGGTGGCACTTTAATTTCTACTACTTCTTCTTTGCCTGTTCTTAGCCTGTAACTTGCAACCATTACTTTGCCTGTATATGCTTCTTCTAATGTTATACGTGCGGCTATAGTTATATCTGGGTTTACTTGTTGTTGTCTACCTCTTACATTGAATCCAAAATTTGCAAATAAATCTTCAAACCCTCCCATGCCTTGAAATCCACCAGGTCCAAAACCTTGTGCAAATTGAGGTTGAGGATTATCATACTCTTGACGCTTTTGAGGATCCTTTAATGTTGAATAGGCTTCGTTGATTTGTTTGAATTTTTCTTCACTACCACCATTGCGATCAGGATGGTGTTGCATACTTTGTTTCTTGTATGCTTTCTTTAATTCATCTTGTGAAGCGTTTCGAGAAACACCAAGCGTTTCGTAATAGTCCATACTATTACTTATTTTAACTATTTCCTAGACTTGTCAGTTCCGGTATATAAGCCAAACCATGCCGCGCCTGCGCCAACTACAATACTAATCAAACCACTTTGTTCCATTGTAGGGTCTGCTAAATTCATATACCAAATTACACATCGGTAAAGTAGTATAATATAAACAGTTAAAAATAAGCGTGGAAAAATTCTCCATGCATCTACTGCTCTTGCCATGTGTATAATTTTAGCATATGGATTAGGTCCCATATCTTTTACACTTGTATCTACTTCTAGGTCTAGTTTTACTTTGCGTGTTGTTTTATCTTCAGTAGCAACTACTACAGCATCAGCCTTTTTTTCTTCTTTTGCTGGTTCTGGTTTTGCTTCTAATTCATCAAGACTTTTTCTTGGCATTTTTACCCTCCAGTTTTTGTAATCTTGTTTCTAATTCATCTATCTTTGATGTAATCTTAGGATATTTTACTCTCCATGCATTAGGATCATTTTGGAACCAAGTCCACCCCCAACGTACTGCTAGATATTCTAAAAAAGCATCAAATTTTCGTACAGCCCATGTTGCCATTCTTGTGTCTTTGAACCAGAACAAAAATGCGGCACCAAACAAAGAGCCTGCTAGAGCCGTGTAAATCCACAGTCTATCGGATGCCATTCTTTCTATCATTTCCCACATAATATCCCCTCGGTTATATTATATGTATTTATTCAATAGGTTGGCGTAAAGTATGGCGTCTTATACCTAGTACTTGGCTTGGTTGATATAGGTCATATTGGACTTTATTGTTTTGATTTCCACCTAAGATTATCCAACGACCGTCTTCAACTTTATCAAAAAAGAACCCAACGTGACCCTGCCATTGACTATTACCTCTTGGAAATATAACTATATCGCCTCTTTGTACATCTTCTTTCTTTACATTATTACCCCAATGTAAGAAACTACGTGCAACTAGAGGGTGTGGATGATTTATATCATGAAGTGTAGGTACATCATTAAGTTCTAATACAAAATTAACAAAAGCCGCACACCATTCTGTAGTTACAGGATCCACACCGATAATCTCTTTTATTACGTATCTGTCTTTAACTTCTTCTAAATTAATGAATTTGCTTGCAGTATCCGTGAGAGCGTGACCTTGTAAATTAAGGGTACAACCAACCGTAGTTAGTACAAACGATATGAAAAATAAAAGTCTTATTTGAACGGATTAATCTTATCTATTACTGATTCTTTAGGCGTATTATTTTGCTTATCTACTTCTTCTTGTGCGCCTTCGATTTGACTATTAGCATTTTCTAATGCTTGTTCT